TGTAAATCTTGAATGACATCAATCCTGTAGTAAATGATCCTGTGGCGCTGCTTTTAATATATACAAATGCCTTAAATGTATAGAAGTCTCCATCATCTCCCATGATCGTACATCTGTCTATGGTAGCGATATCAGTGTAGTCACTTCCTGAGATGGTGATGTTTGATCCTGTGACTGTGAGTCTGAGATTATAGAGGAGAGTGCTCACTATTGAATTGTGACATGTACTATACAATCTTGCGTTAGTATTGAAAGTAAATGCTCCTGCAGGAGTCAATCTCCCGGTTACAAGTCCTGAGTAGTATGAGCAGTTTCCATAAACAACATATGAACCGAGACAGGAAGCGATCTGCGCTAATCCTGCTGATGTTGGATGAATGCCATCAGATTCAAGTAAGTGAGTTGTTCTGATCACTGCTTCGCTGTTAGAAACATATGACGCTCCATGCAGTCCGCTTACATGCTGATATCTTCTGAACACTCTTGGAAACTGTGCGTTTCTGTCATACAGAGTGCTTCTGCCGATAAATGCAATATGCACTCTCGCATTATGGCAAACTGTTTTTGCGTATTCAATAAATGAGATGATTCCTGCGTCAATATTTGCTGTGGTCTGTTCCCATTCATTGTACCCGCCTCCGACAAGGATATCCGTAATAGTATCAGGATCAGAAACAGAGTTAATATTCTCACTCAGTACATATCTGAAATTGAGATTCCCCGATTTACCGAATGCTGTTCCTCCAATTGCAAAGGAGTACGATTCTGTTAATCCGAGATTATCAATGATCCTCTTTCCCCATCCTGCTCCGCTTCCGTCTGTCCGGTCATTCACGTTATACGAATCTCCCACGAAAATCCATCTGCCTAAAGGTCTGTCAACGTATTCCTTTAATTCTGCTATCTGCTCCCGTGCTTCAGCGTCCTTAATATCATAGCCATTGATATTTTTTACATATGCCATTATTCGCCTCCTGTGACAATGATATCAATTCTCTCATCTGCTGCAGTGTATCTCACTGCTACATTGAATGATCCCGCCTCAATCGCTGCGTTTACAACCTGAATAACAGTGTTTTCAAGATTGGTTTTGAGATAATCCACAGCATCATCAATCTCTGATCTGAGCTCATCAATCTGAGTACCGTATGATTTAACTGTGTTTATGATCCAGTCAAGATTGATCTCATGGAAATTACTATAAGGAAATTTATGTAAGAATCCAAGCATGCTATACCTCCATTAATATGCAATGAAAATGACGTATGACTGATTTACGATAAAAGTTTTAGTTGCTGTTGCTGCCTGAACAATCAACGATTTTCTATCTTCTGAGATAGCAAATTTAAATCCCATTCCAGATATATTTGCTGTTAATGTGTTGGTGCTTATATTTCCCATTACAAGACCGTGAGAATTTCCATTGTTTTCATTACTGAATGCGATGATGTTATTTTCCTGATATCCACCATATAAACCATATCCGACAACATGGAATACTTCCGGCAGTGCTTCATCAAGTGCGATTGTGAGAATATCCGTAACTGTTGCCCTAACTGTTTTGACAATCCAATTCACTCCTCCGCCACCTGTTTCAATCGGTTCACCATTGAAATAAAGATCATACTCATCAACTGCATGATTCGGATCATGAATATTTGCGCTTAATGCTTTGCTCATGTTTTAACCTCCTTAATAGATCATGAGACAGAATCTCTGTTTAAAGTCTTCAATAATATATGAATAGATGTTTAATTTCGGTCTGACATCCAGCTCAGCGCTCAACATCTGCTGCGTCATGGTTACCCCGATATTCCCGCCTCTGGTCTTCTGCCGGGTGATAGTCCCTGTGTCTGATCCGGTGCTGTTTGTATCTGCTGAGCTGTCCATTTGATCCGATGTGCGGAGCGTATCGGAGTTATATCCGGTTACTTTACCGGTATCCTGTCCGGTCCGTTTAACTGATCCGGATGCATGGAGATCATGAGTCTCAACCTCTGTTTCTGTTCCGTCAACGTTCCAGATTGGATTATAGTCCAAGTCGAATGTCTCAGCCAATCTGCTCCACACTCTGAACTGCTTCCTGCTCCAGATATCAATAGATGCTTTCATTACATCCGGATCAGAATACAGGATTTCCAGTTCAGCGAGCTCTATCAGAAGATTATCAATCAAAATATCCTTATCAACACCATCCGGGAGCTTGATGTCATCGAAAATGTAGTTATTCCACTGGTACATCCCGAGGATCGTAATCATTGCCATCAGAATATCCCTCCCATCTGAGTTTTACTGAAAGATTTAGTCCGAAAAGATCATTCGTTTCCTTAATTCCTTTTCTCATTGTTTCAAGCCACACAGTGCATTTAGTTTCAGTCTCAACATTATTAGAATTTACCTCATCTGTGGTGAGTCTCTCCCTCTTGTCTGTATGGACTGCCGGTATCCCGATATCCTGATCGAACATCAGCTTCCATTTTCTCATGTCTTCAAGGATATCACCTGCAATATATGTCTGCTGAAGATTGTTATTAAACTGTATATACTGTGGTTCTCCCTCCCGGTTAAACAATTTCTGATCAATAAACGCTGCAGGATTTCCTGCCATGATTTCATCCATGACCTTTTTCCATGTCTCCGCTTCTGTCTTATTACCGGAGATGAAGAGATAAGCAAGTTTACTGTTCTGCAGATTCATCCCTGCTGATTCAGCGCTCAGAGCGAGCATATCAGCATAGTAACTGATCAGATTCATGATCCCGCTGTAATTCGGCTGCAGCTTGATAATGCTGCAGTTGGATCCGATCCGAAGATCATAATTCTCTGTAAATACAGGATTAGAAAATAAAGCTCTGGTAGGCTGATAGTATAATCCTCTTCCGTATAAAGTACAGAACTGAGGAACAGGACCATACTCCGCAACATTAAGCACTCCGACATATCCCGCCATGAACAGTACATAGCGGAAGAAATCCATATTCCATGTTTCAGGAGCTCCATTAAACTCATAGATGGAGAATATATCCATCAGTAAATACTGCTCAAAAAAGCTCTTTAATGCGCTGTTAGTGTGTACTGTAGACGGATCAATATGGCCGTTTACATTCATGATATCAGCCCACATAATCGGATCATTCATATATCAGCTCTCCTGTTCTGTTTGCGTATAGCCACCATTTTATTTTTCCTCCTATGATGATAGGACTGCCTGTCCAGTCCACGAAATCCATACCCTGAGTGTTTACTATGTCCTCATCACCTGTTGTATAGAATACCAAATACGGCTCTTCTGATGCTGAGAGAGCATAGCAGAGATTTCCTCCGCTGCAGTAGTATCCGTATGAAACGATGTTATCATCAGCGATCAGACTGCAGTCTATATGAACATGGTCACCTGTAGCCATACCTGACTGCCCGCTGTAATATAGCAGATCTCCCTGATCAACATGACCAGATGCGGGAGGATAGTTGTTGCAGTGCAGTAATCTTGTAGTTACATAGCTTAATCCTGATGGAGTCCATACTTCCGAATCAGATACGAAATTAACCGCATATCCTCCGGATGCTGATCCAATACTTGTTACTGTTCCGGAGTAAGGAGCCCACACCGGATAGTTGCTGTGAGTCCCCACCCAGTCAGAAGCATGTCCGCAGCAGTGAGAATAGCTCCCCGGACCGGATACCTGCGTGCAGTACATATAGTCCAGGGGGAATAAACAGACTTCATGTCCCTCATATACAGCTGTCTGTCCCTGCAGCATATTCCTTTAGCTTCTCCCTGCAGACTGAAAGTCTGCGCTCATTCTTCCCATATTTAATATAGATCATCAGTAACTCTATGAATTGCTCCCGGGATCCGTTAAATGAGTACGGTATGAGCTCCTCTGGATCACCTCCCGCCTCCAATTTGCGGATCAGATCGGAAAAGCATGATTTACTCATAATAGAAACCTCCCTCCAACATGGAGCGGATTTCTGAGAGCTCCGCATCAGTAGCAGGAGCGGATATATCTCCATCGAGTACCATCATAAACCCTCCCAGAGATGCGGGAGTGCGGACCTTGCACAATGGTCTGCCATTGTGAGACAGGTCCTCATCTGCGATTGTAAAAAACTGCTGAAATAGTCTTACTCTCCCATAGAGAGCGGAAAATGATCCTGTTCCTCCCATGCTCTGAACACGGGGAGCAAGGCTGTTAGCTGCTGATGCTATTCCGGATGCCACTCCGGACACAGCTCCCGCAATGTTTCCGAATATCGCATCTTGTGCTGCATGAGCTACACTCTGAACTGTATTCGATGCAGCGCCGAGATAATCACGTGTAACCTGTGAGAGATTCACAGGAACACCGACCTGAGCGGATACTGTGGAGATAATTGCTCCGGATGCATTCTTGATCCTGAGAGTCCCGACTCCGGTAATATGATCCAGAACTGCATCGTAATTTATAGTTGCCGAGTCTCTCAGCAACGAACTGTCTATCTGGATCGTCCCGAAGGGAGGAGCATCGAGCCATGTAATAGTATACGGAGTCAGATTAAGATATCTGCCTCTGCTGATTTGCGGATGATTAGCCACGGTCAGAGAGTCACTGAACACTGTATATGGTTCATATGCTCCGAGCCGGTATCCGTTCACTCCGGTCCTCCAGTTGAATACTACAACCTCAGCAGATGATCCGTATGAGCTCGCTGATCCCGGTACCCACATAGCAGTTTTAATATACTGCAGCGGATTGATCAGAGCTTTCTGTAATTCAAAAGAAGCATCACTTTCCTTAAAGTTGTAATCCGTCAGCAGTGTATCAGATGTGAGATAGCTGCACAGATTATCAAATCCCGCATAAGGAATTGCATAGTAACATAATGATCCGATGTTCGCATTCTTAGAAACAACACCGCAGACAATGCACCCCTCAACCGGAGGATGGATCACATCATCATTCTGAGATGAGAATAACCTGCTTCCGGCTGTGATATGAACTGTATTCTGAGATGTTGTCGGATAGTATGTATCATACACATTTCCATCACTCTCAGCGGAGCTCCGCAGCACATAGAGGGATGTTCCTCCAATGGTATCTCTCCATGATGCAAGAGCATCCACTTTAAGTTTGATCTCCCATACAGGACCACGGTTAACCATGTCCTGAATGTAGTAATAACGATCAAAATCGGGAATATAGCAGTAGTTATAATCAGGATATCCTCCTGCGCTGCCCATATCCAGAGTGATTGTAGGGTATAGGACTCCTGATCCTGCTTTAATTACACAATTAAAGGAGCTCCCTCCGGATGGTCTGAGAGTAGAATTGCTCCTTTTTGAGAATTTATAAAACGTTACTCTGAAAGCCATAGAGAGAGCTCCTTATTATTAGTCGAGGAGAAGAACAATAAACTTCTCTGTGAGATCATTGCAGTACTTGCTGTTAGCTGAGAGATAAGTGTTGTAATAGCGTCCTCTTGCATTGTAGGGAGTATTAGAGATTTCCTTATCAATGTTGGAGACCATTACAGCGTCTCTGTCAAACATGCATCCAAAGATATTAGATACCGTTGTAGCTGTTCCTGTCTGAGTCTGACCGTTAGCATCAATCGTCACCGGAGTCATCTTAATCTGATTCGGGCTGTTGATGGACTGCCAGTAATCCACAGCCTCAACATCAACGTATTTCAGGTCCTCATTGTGGAAAGCCTCCGGGAGAACTGTAGTCTGAATAATATCAAGCGCATCAGCAGACAGATAATGCTTCTGATCTCTGTAGGGAGTGTGTCTCGTAATCGGTTTACCTGTGATCTGATGCTGAAATTTTACGCTCCTTGCTGTCATCTGCCGGGAGAGCGTATTGATTCTAGCTTTTACCCACTCGAAAAATCCCTTAACGTTAGCGGGCTGATAAATGCTCTGAGCTGTTAGACTCTGACCTGATGCCTGATTGTACTCTGTCAGAAGATGGATCACATCTTCATTCAATGCCACCTTAGCAGCGATCATATTACACAGCGCTGTGCGTCTGAGCTCCTCATTATACTGCTCCCATTTGTTAGCCATTTCCTGAGCGATCATTGAGATAAATGATCCGAGCTCCTCCGGTCCCTTGAAAGCATTCAGGAGCTGCACTCTGTAGATGGTATAGAAATCCTGATAAACATCTGATCCATAGAAACGAGTTTCAAGGATGTTTGCTTTCTTCCGTTCATACATGTCTACAGCAGTCCCGTCTGTCAGATCATGATAGACCTTATCAGCAGCGATATCCTGATCAGCCATGCTGATTTTACGGATGATCCCTCCCCATCTGATAGAGTCTGCATCGAGTCCTTTAAATTTAGCGTTGTAAGGTCTTGTAGAGAATACAGTTTTTGCGATTGTCTGCATCAGATTAGAATAGACAACATCAACTCCCGCTGACAAAGTTGTATTTGCCATAGAGATAAATTCTGATACATTAGTCGGAGCAATAGCGGTCCGACCTGTAGCCTGCGTATGCAGTGAGTTGAGGAGCTGATAAACATCCTCAATAGCCATGGCGTTAACTGACATTTTTTAGCCTCCTTTAATAATATTAGCAATGATATCAGTATCTGTTTTCTGAGTAGTTCTTGATGACTGCTGCTCTGCAGTCATGACATTCTGTCTCTGGATCATTTTACGGAGATCATCAATCTCCGAGCGCAGCGTTGAAATATAGTCAGTTTCTCCGGACTCCTCCGGAGCTGTCTCAGGAGAGCTCTCCGGAGCTGCCTCCGGTACACTCTCTGCGGGCTGATCCTCTGCAGGAGATGCCTCCTGCGGAGCTTCCGGAGCTGTGTGTGCTCCTGATGTGAGCTGCATGATTTCATCATGCGTAAATCCCGCATTAATTAATTTAATCAGATCATCAAACATGTTTATCCTCCTCCATATAACAGATTTACCTGATTCTGAACATCATTGTATATAGGACCGAGATTCTTTTTTCTTTCCTCTCCCGATCCAAATTCTCCATTCATTACCCGGTTAGCAAGCTCATTAATTAGAGCCTCATATTTTGATACGGATACAGGCTGCTGTCCGATCTGATACACAGACAGATCATAGTAGCACACGTCTCCATCAAGATTAGCTCCTCCGAGTTTATCCGTATACTGCAGCAGTGATCCGAGTGACATAGTATTTTTCTCATGTCCCCATGAGGCAACCCATTTATCGAAACGGTCACAGCGTTTATCCAGATACGGGAGCCATGACTGAGAGCAGTATATCCCTGTGTAATATCCTGCTTTCTCCACAGCATCACACCATGTATAAGCAATGTCTGATAAATTCTTTTCGGTTTTCTTCCAGTTGTTATTTGTTTTATATGCTGAATCTTCAAGATCAAACCATACACCGCAGTCAATCTTTATAGAGTAGATCAGATTCAGGAAATACTCAGCTTCCTGAGCTGCCTGATCAGCATTCAGAGCCTCACTAAACCAGTAAACGCCATAAGGAATATTTAATCTCTGACACTCCTTAACGTTTCGCATAAACTTTTTATCTGTGTGCCTGATCCCATATCCGGCCCTTATGATGACAAAATCCGGCTTGTATTTTGTCAGATCAATGTTTCCGTTATGCTCAGAAATATCAATTCCGTATTTCATCATTACCGCCTCCATTCAGAAGATCATTCAGGAGCTGTTTAAGCTCCGATAGAACAATGGTGTTGTTCTGTATCGTATCCTTAATTGAGATCATCTCCTCCTTATGCTGCTCGTTTTCTTTGACCAGCAAATAGAGGAGGATCAGAGTGCAGACAATCGGAAATCCTACAGTGCTTATAGCTGTTACAATTTCATCCATCAATAAGAGCCTCCAGTATTATCAGAAATGCGGAGACATATAAGATAATAGGAATGATGAATCTCATGAAATCCCGCATTTACTCTCTCCTTATGAGCAGTTTATGATCCGTCACAAGATCAGGAGCCTCTCTTCCGGAGATGTGACTGCGCTCCCCTGCTCATACATAAAATAACAAATTGCACAAAACTAAACAAGGGCAAAATACCGCTCAAATAATGCTACTGCGTTGTAGTTTTCAAATCGAACATACCCATCCAGATAATCACAGTAAAGGTCCCACTGCTCTCTCCTGAGTCTTCTCAGATCATTCAATGATGATGTATAAATCTGATCCGTATGACATCGTGAAAAACTCACATAAAAATCATCTGATGATTTATGATCATAGACATATAAATCTCCTATCTGCATATATGGTTTATACTCTCTCAGATTTCTCCGCTTTACATATGAGAAATCATTGAGAATAAACTTATTATGAATAGCCATCTGCACAAAATCATCTGATGCTGCCTGATAGAGAGCAGTATCTTTCTTCCGGTCAGAAATAGGAGAGTGCTGCATAATTATTAATAACTTATTTCCAAGTCTCCTGATCTCATCCTGTTTCTGCAGCATATCCTCAGCACTGGATATCAGTTTAAACTCCATGAAAATATCATTTGCGATATTAAGAGAGTTACTCAGTCCGATGAATTTCACAGGAGCATCCCCTGTAAGCTCCCTGTTTCTGTTCACAGTCTCGTATAAGTTCATAAGAGCCATTCCCTCATGTTTGATCCTGTGTGCATGAGCCTCCGGTATCATTTCGTCGTATACAATGTATTTCACATCTGAGAAATCAACACCACGGACTGATGCAAATGTTGAAAGAGCACAGCAGTATACATGAGCTCCGGAGCTGATCTCAACATGTCCGATCTTCTTGGCAATTTTTAAATAGCTGCTCTCCAGATGCAAATCATCAATCACTTTCTGCAGTGAGCTTGTCTCAGATTTTCCCTGCAGATCACTCTCCTCCTGAGTCCTTCTCAAATAGATGAATGTCTGAGCGCTGCTGATTAAATATTTGAGCACTCCGTAAGTTTTCCCGGTCCCTCTTGCTCCTGTGCAGAATATAAACACTGCAGGATCAGATATCACATCCGGAGCATTGAACCATCCGTTACTGTCATATAATTCCATCTTATTAATCCTCCTCCTATACTTAAGTATAGTAAAAAGGATCCCCGCTCATAGGATCCTTTTATAAGTTTATTAATGTTTATTCAATGTCCACCCATTCAATACCGATGCAGTCCTTGTCATACTTGTCAGAGTGATATGATCTCTTTTTGAGTCCCACTTTGCCGGCATTAATTGCATCAACATCATCATCATCAACCAGAATCTCATAAACATCATCAGCCATATGTTTAGGCAGATTCACGTAGCAGTCTTTCAGAATAGCTGCAGGACTGTCTCCGTATTTAGTCGTAAATACCTTTACGCCGAAGACCTGATAAACCTGATCATCTTTCAGATCAGAAAGCCTTTTGAAATCAAATCCCTGCGTATTGATGTTGAACTTAGAACCTTTGTTTCTTTTCTTAGCAAATGACATAACATCCTCCTTTATCTGTCTTTATGTCTCTTATATGTTGGGAGCTGATCGAGCGGACTATATGACAGTATCAGCTCCCGTAATCATTCTAGCAGATTCATCTCTCATAGTGCAATGAATATCTGATATCCGTATTCATTAAGAAGTTCAGAAGCTCCCTGTAATCCGGAGCTATTCCTAATGTATATGTTGAGGGACACAGCGCCACATTAGAAGATATATCAACCTGATGACCGTCTATAGTGATCTCTTTAATCTCAGGATCATCATTATAGACTGCCTCCAATCCTCCCGCTTTCTTGAACACAAATCCCTCCCGGAAGTTCTCAATGCATCCGAGCTCCTCCGCTCCCGCCTTCTTATTAACTCCGGATATGGTGACATGAAGCTCTCCCGCATCATCCACATAGGCATATTTCTTTGCTCCCATGGTGATAAATTTTTGATAGTGAGCATCCTTCTCAAAAATCCCTAAATAGTGACGCTCCCCGGATGGATCGACTGCGCTCCATTTCTTCTGCAGATATTTCCTGTTCAATCGTTTAAATTCATTATCTGCGTTTCCTATGACTTTAACTGAATCAGTATCGCAGTACACAAAGCGATCAGGATCAATCAGACTGATCCCCTCCTGCAGCTTAGCTCTGGCATAGGATGTACACCACACCCCTATCTGATATGGCAGCCATCCCTTTACATGGTACTCGTCAATCAATTCCTGCATCGTTTTAGTATCGTCAAGCTCAACTGTTTTCTTCTCTGGATCATACTTGTAATCCGGTTTACAGGGATTCTGAACCGACATCCCATAGGCACTATTGAACTGATTTTTTGCTTTGCTGTAGGCATAATCGTCAATTCCTTTCAGTTCTGTTTTCTGCCTGTACAGATGTATTAACTGATCTCTGAATGGCCTAGGAAGTTTCTTCTTCTGCGATGCAAACATATCCACTATCTCATATTCAAAATCGTATTGATCACAGATGATCTTGAAATCAATTTCTGTGATCCAGAGTTCAGAAATCACCTCAGCAGATAATACTCTTCCATTGTCATAAACGCCATTGAACACTCTCCCGCATTTAGCTTTTGGAATGTATGGCGCTCCCCATTCCTCCCGGATCAGATGGACATCATACAGATTTAAATGGATCAGCAGAGCGTAATTCCTCCGGATCAGATCCTGCAGGTGATCCGGATCAGCTCTCTCAAATCTTCCCGGATATAGCTCCCCGATCAGCGCAGACGGATATGAGGAGCTGATGTCATAGCTGTGTACATCCTTAATAATGACCTGAGTGTTGTATCTGTTTGCGTGTGTATCTCCTCCTCTGAATGCTTTTCTTAATCCCTGAAAAACATCCAAATCAGGCAGCTCCCATTTAACCATCTTTCCATACGGTCTCATGATCTCCTTAAATATCCTTCTCACGTATCCTGTGGATGTCCGGGGAATAGAGAGCAGCGTATCATGATCCATCTGCATTTTATGCCTGACTGCATCTGTCAGAGCTTTCACATCATAGATGCAGTATTTCATTTCCTCATCTGTGAGAGGAGTCCATGCAAATCGCTTTTTGGAATAATCAAATCCCTCCTGCTTCCTGTATCTGCCTCCTGCGGAGATCACAAACTTTTCAAGTGACATATTAGATAGAAGATAACTGCAGCGAAATTCAAACGGTCCGCTTTCTACTGTCAATATCTTCCTGTTATCCATTGCAAATACTGAATCAATAGGAATCTGCGATTTTATAAACTGAAATTCGTATGAAAGATTGTGAACATAGATAACTACAGATGATCCCTCCGGGATAGTATCACTGATCCTCTTTAGGAGGAGTCTGAACTCCTCCCATGTCCTGCCTATGATGGTAGTCTGATCCTCTATCTGGAACTGCCATATATACATTACTGACTGCCTGATGGAGTCTATCAGAGTAGTCTCAATATCGAAAGCGCAGACAATATCACAGTAGCTCTTTGCTTTACGTTTCCCCTGTCTGGATATGATCTCCGGATCAGTGAAGATGCTGAGATCAGCGCTTTTTACTCCTTCTGCGTCCACTCGATGATCTCCTTCCTCCTGATATCTTGTCTAATCCCAGTTTGCGGGCATAATCTGAGGGATATACCTTCCTTCCCTCTTTGCTCCGGATCGGCTTTGCACTCCTCAGAGCATCAACATTATTCATCCAGTATTCATAATTCCTGAGAAACTGACGGGGATCAAGTCCGAGTCTGCGAGCCTCCGAGAAAAGAGGGACTCCCTCATGAGCGTCAATTCCTTTATCTTTCAGCTCACCATATAATGAGGCTGAATCTCCGCTCCATTTCTTCCACATCTCACCGGATGAAAAGCGCTCCTGCATCTCTCCCATGAATCTCCGCATTGAGTCATACTCTTCCTCTGATTCGAATTGGAAATCATCACCTATGACATCCTCCATATGCTCTATACGCTCCTGAACAGTTTCCCTGTATTTCGCATATGTTCCGATTTCCTCATTTTTCATGAAATCAGCCATGTCCCGGATACCCTGCATGATTTCCCTGTCAGATTTTCCTCTAACTCCTCCAACATTGAGAATCCTTTTAGGTACATCAGACAGAGCTCCATGCTTTGCAAAGGTCCTCAGTCTTGTATCAAGGGAGTTTTTAAGAGCTCTGAATATCTGCTTTGCTGATCCGCTCTCAGCCTCCCTCCTGATGGAATACATGTCCATATCAAGAATCTGCTTAGCTTTCAGTTTCATATAATCCTAGCTCCTATATAACATCCAAGTTTGTAGCTCCACTGATGGAGAATTACTCTGTAATCATCAAATGGATGATCAGCAGATAGTGTAAGCATCAGCCTCAGAGCCTCGCTTGCAGTATAGAATGATCCCTCACTTTTATACGAATGAGGGAGGATTCTCATCACAGTGAAATAATAATCCTCCCTCTCAATCATTCTGCGCTCTCCTTCTTCCTCTTCCGGTTCACTCTCTTGATCTCTTTCCTGATAAGTGTGACGAATAAATCCTTGTTAGAGTCAACATTCTGCAGAAACTCGATGATATCAGCCTCTTTTTCATAGCTGAGCCTGAAGTTTACCTGTTTATAATGCTCCCGATTGAAATCGTTATTGTAATCGAGTCGGGCTCTCATCTGTTTTTTCTTCAGAGCCTCAATTTCCCTTTTTCTCATTTAATCATCCTCCATTACATACAGAGCCATCAGCATAGCTCCGAGACATCCAGACACTAACATAAGCGCCAATACACCACTCAATGGAATCATTTACCAATCCTCCCCGCAGCTCTTAACTGCTTTAATCTTCCATTAAAATACGATAACCAGTAATCATAGCATTCACAGATATCCATCATCAGAGTATACTGATGCTCCCACTCTGATCCAGAGATCATATATGCTGTGAGAGCTTTATTAAGAGTATACCCATTCATCCGACAAGCCCGATCAAGAGCAGCTCTCTTGATCGTAGAATGCTCCATCATGCTAACTGTTTTCCTGCTCATTCCAGTCCTCCGGAACACAATCATCAATCGTTACGATGAGCATATCCTGCTTATTGAATGCGCCATAGACAACATATGCATCATCTATGCGCCAATCAATAACATACATATTCAGCATTCTCCAATCTTCAGCGATCTCAGGATCGAAATCAGCCCAAACTCCATAGCACTCTCTTTTTCCATAAATCTTAACAGGCAGCTCAGGATCCTCAGCATCCCATCTCAATCTGCGAAGCAATTCAAGTAATATAATCATTGTCATATCTCCTCTTCCGGATACCCGGGATTACATTATAGCATGCTAGCACTGACACAAAAGTATCAGGATTTGACCGGGCATCACCGGGGATGATCCCGGGAGTGTCTATGAGCTGAGGACAGGAAAGTATACATTTACAGCATGGGTGATATACATATCTGCTAGCAGGCATAGACCATTCTAGCATGAAATGCGCATCTGGCGCACTTGCTAGCAGGCAAAGGGGGAACATGCTAGCATGGAATGACCCTAGAAGTACACTTT